GACAGGAGGTGATCGACATGAGGAAACTCCTCAGCACCGTCGCACTGATCGCCGACATGCTGCCCGGCGCCCTCGCCATCGCCGCCGGTATCGCCGTCATCATCGGCGGCGCCACCGGCGCACTCTGGACCTAGAAGGAGACCCCATGGAACACGGCACCCCCGAGCACGCCGCCGCCGTCACCGAAGGCCGTCACCCCGGCATCCGCGACGGCCTCCAATGGCTCACCTACGCCCACCTTCCGATAGTCCTCCAGGGCTACTCGGCGCCCTTCTATGAGGCCGCCGCCGACCTGATCGGCCTGATCGCGACCGACTCGCCCGAGCTGACCACGGCCGTCAACGGCCTGATCGCCGCGAAGGACTCCGCCGTACGCGCCGGGATCCGGCACGACACCGGCCGCGCCGGATCCGTCCCCCGGCCGCAGGCTGTGGTCGAACCCCCGCAGCTGTCCCCCGAGGCGTCCTGACGCCGTATCCTTCTCGGCAACGAGAGGGGTCGCCGCATGGGTACCGCCTGGAAGATGCCGATCGCCGTCATCGGCAAGCCGACCGGCGACGGCCGCCAATTCGACGACGGCGCCCTGTCGCACCGCGACCTGCCCCTGCCGCTGCGGTATGTGGCCTCCGACTCCGGCGGGCACTCCAACGCCGTCATCGTCGGCCACATTGCCAGCATCGGGAAGACGAAGGACGGGATGCTGCCTGCCCGGGGCGAGTTCTACGACGACGACTCCTGGCCCGAAGACGTGCGCAACGCCGCGACGGCGGCGAAGAAGTTCACCGAGAACAAGGTCATCGGTCCGTCCGTCGACCTCGATCAGGCCGAGATGGAACACGTCCCCGAGCCGAAGGCGTACACCGCCTGGAAGAAGGCGCAGGCCGGGAAGCTGAAGGCCGCGAAGATGGCTCATGGCGGCGACTGCGGATGCGGCGGCCCGGTCATGTCCGACGAGGCGTACGACGGGCCCCGGCTGAAGATGGTCCGGTCCGGTCGGATCGCCTCGGCCACGCTGGTGCACATCCCGGCATTCGCCGAGCTGTCCGGGCACGCCAAGCTGACCCCGATCGACGACTCCGACCCGAACGTCGACGGCACCACCTCCAGCGCCATGATCGAAAACGATGCGGAGATGGCCACCAAGAAGAAGGTCAACCTGGACAAGGTCACCGGCGACCGCGCCGACGAAGAGTTCAGCTCCGGTATCTGGATGACCGACGACGAGTTCGAAGAGTTCGCCCGCAAGCGTTTCCCCCGCCCGTCGAACGCGAAGCCCGGCGACGGCAAGGCGGAGACGCCCGGCGGCGACGGCGAGCAGGGCCAGGGCGGCGGAGACCTCGGCGGCGGCACCTACCGGGGTGACAGCGACTACGCGCCAGGCGGACCGGACGTTACCAAGGCGGGCGTGCGCAAGAAGCTCGGCCCTGAAGACTTTGTCGACCCCGACGGCCGCCGGTTCCCGATCGCCTCCTGCGGCGACATCGGCGACGCGGTCTCCTCGTACGGCCGCGCCAACCCGAAGATCCCCTACGCGAAGTTCAAGGCGCGGCTGACCGCGATTGCCAAGCGCAAGGGCTGCGAGGGCAGCCTGCCCGACAACTGGAAGGCCGGAGAGAAGATGGCCTCGCTCATTGCCGGAGCCGCCTCGGCGCCCGACGCTCCCCCGCGCGAGTGGTTCGACGACCCGAAGCTGACCGGCCCGACGCCGCTGCACATCGGCGACGACGGCCGCGTCTACGGGCACGTCGCCGTGTGGGACACCTGCCACGTCGGCATCGGTGACTCCTGCGTAAAGCCGCCCAAGTCCCTCACCTCGTACGCCTACTTCCACACGGGGGAGGCGGTCACCGCCGACGGCTCCCGCCTCGCTGTCGGCACGCTCACGTACGGCGGCGGACACGCCTCCCCGAACATGGGCTACCGGGCGGCAGCAGAACACTACGACTCGACGTCCCGCGCGGGCGCCCTCGTACGCGCCGGAGAAGACGCTTACGGTATCTGGGTGGCGGGCGCCCTGAACCCGGAAGCCGACGAGGCCGCCGTGCGCACCATGCGCGCCCATCCCCTGTCCGGCGACTGGCGGCGCATCGGCGGCAACCTGGAGATGGTTGCCGCCCTGCATGTCAACACGGCAGGCTTCCCCATCCCCCGCATGCTTACCGCGTCCGCCGCTGACGGAGCGGGCGAGGAGATGCTGTCGCTGGTCGCCGCTGGGGCGCTGCCCAGCGTCGGCGACGAAGACCCGTCCACGCTGGCCGCCCTGGACACGGAAGAGCTGGGCCGCGCCATCGCCCGGGGCATGCTCGCCGAGCAGCAGGCGGCAACTAAGCGGGACGCACGCGCGGCCGAATGGCGTGAGCTGGTCGCTGCGGCCACCACCGACGACCGCACCGCCGACTACGATGAGGTTCTGGGCGACCTGTTCGTTGCCCTGGTGGAGTAGGAGGAGGCCCGATGGGCTGCAACTGTGGTGGAGGAGGGTCCGGCCTCGGCAACTACGAGGTGAAGGACACCAGCGGCAAGGTGGTGAAGACGTTCACGGCCGTGCGGGAGACCGAGGCTAAGGCGTTCGCGGCGAAGACGCCTGGCGCCACCTGGCGCAAGACCAGCTAGAGACATGACAAAGGGCCCGCGCCCTCTTCCCTGAGGTGCGGGCCCTTTGTGCTGCCGTCAGGGCTGGTCGTCGTACCGGCGGCCGATGATGACCCACATGCGGGCGTTGTTCTGGCGGGGCCGCTCAACGGTGTAGCCGTCGGCTTCCATCTGAGCAATGACCCGGGAGACGTGCGGCAGCTTACGGATGGCGTCGCCTTCGACGCGATAGTCGTCGGCCGCCATTTTCACGCCCTGCGACACTGACTTGTGGTACTTGCCCCACTGCGCGACACCCTTGAAGCCGGTGACCCGCAACGCCGGTACCTGCGCTTCCGAGCCGGACAGAACGGCCGCCAGCTGCTCCGCCGTCAACTCGATTTCCAGGGTTTTGCCCGAGGTCTGATCCCGGATTTCGATCGTCGGGTGCACCTGCCTGGAGCCTTCACTGAGGCCGAAGCTGCGGGTGAAGGCGATACGGACGCCAAGGTCGCCGGGGGTGTATTCGCTGCTCATGTCCTTCTCCTCCTGTGGTCTGTCTACGCACAGCATACAGCCCCTTGCCCGAGCCGGGCAAGGGGCTGTAGCGGTACAACGGGAGACGGTCAGCTGGTCTGGATTACGCCGATGCTGGTGATGGTCTGGTACTCCCTGATCCCGTCAGGGTTGTTCACCCGGTAGTTCTCCTGCCGGAGGTCCGGCTGTTCTACCCGGCTGGACTGGCTGATCGGATACGACGTGTACGCGCCGTCCGGGTTGCAGTTCACCCAGTTGTAGACGACGAGCGAGTAGTGCGCCCACGTCGAGTCCCCGAAGTTGACCATGAGGCCGCTTTCGTTGTCGGCGACCTGATCCCCGTTCGGCCACGTGGCAGGCGAGATGTTCAGGCAGGACGTGATGCCGCCGCTGATGTGCTGGTAGATGTTGATGAAGCTGGTGTGCCAGACCCCGGCGCCGTAGCCGACGTTCTGCCACTCGCAGTAGGTGTTGCCCGCGCAGACGTAGGCCGCCTGCGCGGGCGCGGCGGCGAGCGTCAGCCCGCCGGACACCAGCGCGAACGCCGCGCATGCGGCGGCTACCTTGTTCCGGATCATGCGATGAACCTCCGCTTGCGACGTGCGACGAGCAGCAGGGCGCCGCCGATCGCGAGGAGTGCGGCGGCGATGCCCGCGACTACACCGGTGGACGGGCCGGTGACGGCCAGCGCCCCACCCGAGCCGCCTGCGGCACCGCCGTCGATGGGTACCCCCGTGGTCGAGCTGCGGGACGGTTCGGACGTGGGACTGGTCGTCGCCGGGGGCATGGTCGGCTTGGACGTTGGCGGCGTCGTCGGGTGGGTCGGCGGCGTCGTGGTGGGCGGCTTGCACCTCAGGTCGTACGTGACGCCGTGGAACGCCACCGACGACACGACTGTCGAGCCGGTCTCAGTCCAGTAGCCCACCCCGAAGCTAACCACCTTCGTGTCCTCGGTGAGGCCGCCACTGGCCCCGCGCTGCGGGATGCCCACCAGGTCGTGCGGGGTGTCGACCGGCTGAGCCTGGCTGCCGGGGCCGGTCGTGATGTGGCTCGACCAGAACTTGCCGTCGGGCGTCTGCACGATGGTCGTGTACGGCGAGTCCGTCTCGTACTTCATGACGACCTTGTCGTCAGTGCCGACGGCCGTGAAGCTGCCCGCGTGAACGTCGGTGAGGGCGAGCGACGTCTTGTGGTGGATCAGGTTCTTGCCGGTGAACTTCAGCCCGTCCACGGTTGCCTCGGG